CCGGTGGGATATTCTATAAAAATACTTGCTTATGTCCAGTTTTAGGTAAAACCATTGTTCTTCTTTTCGGCTTGCCATTACAACCCAGTATTTTAGCCTTTGCATGGCGCTTAGGCTTCCTCTTCCCGGAATGCAGCCGTAGGAATCTTCTATATATCCTTTAACCAGAACAGGATTTATTACCCGGTAAATAGCCCACTGGACAATTCTGTGTTTGAATGAAATTGACATTATCATTCTCTTTTTCGGTTCGTACACATAAAATATGTAGTACCGATCAATACTGTATGTACCGTTGAAGATTTCGTTCCGGATTTCTTGAACCATAGCCCAAACGTCCAGATTATATATCAAAGCATCTTTATTGTATCTTCGACCTTGTGAAGCATCTTCTAAGGCAGCATACAGATTGTCGATGGAAAATATTTCGTCAAAGACATTCTTTATTTTCATGTTACGATTTTCCTTTAGAAATCTATGTGTAGCAGCTTTCAATCTCTTTACTTGCGGCATCCATAGGTGTTCCGGTTTTCTTTGTGTCCGCCGGAACAATGCTATCCACTCTCGAATAGCACCATTTTTCTCCTGCCTTTCAGCCCAGAGTGGAAATAGACTCCTTTATCCTCTCGCACTGTCGGTAAGTCCTTGAACTTGCCGCCTCTGGCATATGAGAGTAAAGCGGAGCGAAAGCCAACATGGCTGTTGGAGAGGGACCGAGGGTTGTTCAGGTTCACGTTGAACACACCGGCATTAGAACCGTTGTTCCAGTTGCCCCCACAAAGCGGCAAACGCGATAGCCTATTCCCATCGTGCCAGCCCCTATCGGGACCGGCACTGATATGATTTCTTACTGCTTGATGTCTGCTGCTTTCCACTGCTTTTCGCAGTAGACGGAGTATCATCGTACAGCCATTTCTTGTAACCGCCTAACATACAGCCGATTTCTTTGGAACGCCGTGTCCATTCAGCATGAGATGTTGCACCTTTCAGATACTTCAAACGGTATGCAAGCGTTACATAATCCTGCAATGCTTTATTCTTCATATCCAGATTTTTATGAGGCGTTTTCTTGGAGTAAGCCAATTCCAACTCGTTTGCAAGTTCCAACATATCTTCCATGCAAGCTGCAATTCTGTCTCCGAGTAACTTTTGATGCGGTACGCTCCACCTTTCGATTAGTGGCATTGCGTACTCTATCATATCAATAATTTTCATGCGGATTCGCAAGTTTTCAGTCTTTTGTTCTCCGTTCACCGTCTCATTTATCTCTTGCCATTCCACTTCGTTCCTCCTTAAAAGCAAAAAGCTCTGCTACCGCAGAGCAAACAGTGATTCGGTTTTACAGTTCACAGAAAGCGGAGCGAAAGCCAACATGGCCGGCGGAGAGGGACCGAGGGCTGTTCAGGTCCACGTTGAACACACCGGCACTAGAACCGCTGTGCCAGCCGCCACAAAGCGGCAAACGCTCGCCGGTAGTATTTACCCAATGATAATCGCCGCCATAGTCTCCGCTCGGTTCATCCGGATATAATAACAATGCCTTCGCAATCTCCGGAGCCGCTGATACAGAAGAATTAAGAGTCATATCCTTATACTGACAGCCATTTCCCTGATCCGTCTTGTAGGATACCGCACCGGAAGTAAGCTGAATCTTTCCTGATACCCAATCCCATTTCAAAGTATCTGCTGTTCCAGGCTCAACAAGAGTTCCATCCTTTTTGATAGCTTTCCACTCTGTTGACTTGTCTCCCATATTTGTTTCCGCCAGCATACTGTTCGCATACGGAATAATCTGGATTTCTCCATCTTTCACACGCATACCAGCGCACCATTCCCACACATTTCCGTTCAGATCGGCAATTCCATCCGGCATCCAGTTATGATACCATGTAGCCGGTCCAGAACCGGTAAGGCAGCGTGCTGGTTCGCCCGGATGTGATTCCGCTTCCTTGCTTTCCCACGCACAAGGAACGCCTTTTTCATGCTGGTATGTGTAGTCTTTTCCCCAGAAATTGTTTCCTCTTGGCATAGTTCCATTTTTTCTGCACCAGAGGGCAATCGCACTCCATAGAGAATACGGATTTAAACTCCAGCCTTTTCCTTTGTTGCGGCAGAATGTCAATGCCTGATCGAATGTAACATAAACCTTCGGATCACGCATAGGAAGCGAGTACGCTCTGTCATTCAGTACAATATTCTGAAACTTTGACACATACAGTACATCCTTCTTTACACCGCCCACTGAAAATGCTGGATGGATATTCTGACTTCCTCCACTCATGATTTCCGCAATTTTCATTTTCGGAAAAGGAACCATAACAGACGGCATTCCCATATCATCAAAAAGGACGGTATTCTTACCGCCCGTCATTGCTTCAACCGCTAACTTAAAATCATCAAAATTTGGCATCTCTTATACCTCCATATCCCATAATCTCAGTTCGCATTTGTTAATATCGAAAGGAACCGGTTCTTTATTTGTAACAGTCGGAGATTCCATGCTCTCCTCATTTTCCGGATCATAGTCTGGATTTACTGCGGTTGTCTCAATGTACTCTCTTGCCGGTACAATAAGCTGTGCTACATATCTTTCGCCAGAATCAGCACCCATAACCAATGCTCCTGTGTAATCCTGGCAAATATCAATCACAACCTCGTAGTCCCTTTCCTTCTTTGAAACATTGAACATCAAATCTCCATCGTTGAAATCAATGTTTTTCCCCATCACTTCATAGGGAATGAAATTTGTGCCGTCTTCCGGCAGATATACTACTTTCATCAGAAATACCTCCTTCTGTTCTGTGACATTCTAACTGCTTCATTTGTTCTTGCAGCTGCAATCTCAGCCGCTTCCCTCATGGCTGGATCTCTTCTGTCCACGCCATAAGTTTTCATGATGTGTTCTGCATCAGCTTTTCGGTTCTCATTTTTGATAATCACATTCGCCATTCCTATACACCTCCTCTCACATAGCAATTCACAATGACTTTGGATGCTGAGCCGGTATATGCAATCTTGAATCCATTGAGCAGCTTATCGGTAAAC